GTACGGTATATGAATTTTTGATGAATGACGTCGAAAACTCATATGAATGTGTGTTCTTGTTTGATTCTTTTACCAGAACAGTATCCGCATACACATTACAGAATCTGATAAAGAACACTGATATTATATTAAGCTACAACAACCTTATTCAAAACATTGATATATCTGAAAAATCAGACGAAATTGTTACTGCTTTGAGTGTGTATGGTGGCAATAATCTTGGTATATCAGCGGTGAACCCACTTGGTAGCAACACAATATATGATTATAGTTATTTTGCTACGACTGAGTGGATGAATCAAGATTTAATAGATGCTATTAAAGCGTGGGAGGCTGCTATAACAGCAAAGCAACCACAATATGCCACCCTATTGACTCAATATAAAGATAAAAACAATGAGTTAGTAACGGCAAAATCTGATTTAGCGGACTTAAAAACAGAGCGAGATACAATTGAGGGCGTTGTAAAGGTTATGATTGAGGGCGACCTCAAGAATACACCTGAATATACTGCCAAAGTTAATGAGTTAAACGCAGCTAACGCGGCTGTAACAGCGCAAGAGAACAAGATTACTGGTATAAATGGCGAACTTGAAACCATAAACAACTCCTTAAAGCAAATTAACGACTCTTTGTCTTTCGCAAATAACTTCACAGAAGCACAATACAATGAACTCAAAACATATACTATTGAAAACACATATCAAAATGAGAGTTTCATTACAACGACTGAAATGGATAATAGTGAAATTCAAGACGTAGCGATGTCTTTGTATACACAAGGACAATATGTACTTTCAAGAGTAGCACAGCCACGTTTTGAATTCACAGTCGACAGTGTAAACTTCTTATTCTTAAAAGAATTTCAGAAGTTCAGCTCACAACTTGAACTCGGGTGTATTGTCAATATTGAAAAAGACGAAGGACAACGTATAACACCAGTCTTACTTGAACTCAATGTTCAACTTGACGACCCCACAAACTTCTCATTAGTATTCGGTAATCGTTATAGACTGGATTCTGGTGCGTATACGTTTAGAGATTTATTTGGTGATGCTATTAAGGCGGGTTCTAGCGTCAAATTCGATGCTGGTAAATGGGGCGAATATGTAAACAGTGGAATGAACAACACTGTTTCGGAGTTTATCAATTCTGCTCTTGATACTTCAAAGAACAACGTTATTAATGCCACAAACCAAGAAATTGTTATTAACCAGAATGGGTTGCGCGGAAGAAACCAGACAGATAATGGAGATTATAGCCCTAACCAAGTGTGGCTTACATCCAATACTCTTGCGTTTACAAGCAACAACTGGCAAACAGCAGGGCTTGCTTTGGGGCAAATAAACCTTAATGGACAGAACGTCTTCGGCCTTGTGGCGGACGCAATTGTGGGAAAACTTATCGCTGGTAATCAATTACAGATAACCAACGATAATAACAACTTCGTATTGGATTCCAACGGTGCTGTACTCAATAATGCTTCTTTTACTATTGTATCAGACAATGGTAAAAGCCAAATTAAGTTAAACCCAACTGATGGAATTAGCATACAGACAAGGCCAAATACGAGTTCTAACTGGGCCAATCAGTTCTATGTTGATACAAACGGAAACCTCGTGATTAATGGCAAAATAACTGCCACAAGCGGCTCTATTGGCGGATGGCAAATAGGTACTGATAGACTGTATAATACAGCTAGTGGCGACTATATTGCGTCTAATGGATATGGTAAATTGAGTTTACTTTCTTGGACACCAAGTTCTGCTACGTTTAATGGAAGAATTTATGCTTCAAACCTTGGCGACCAAATTAAAACTGGAAATATCGCCGATGGTTCTGTAACGTCTGCTAAGTTAGACACTTTGTACGCTACTAAGGCATTTGTTGACGAAATGAACGTAGAATTGGCTAATGTACACACACTAGCAGTAAATGCGGCTACAATTCAGCAGCTTAACGCTACAAATGCTACTATTGCTAACCTTGACCTCACAAATTTGAAATTTCAAGGACGTGCAGCCAGTTGGACACAAACACCCATTGTATATGATTTGAATGTAACAAACACATTAGTCATAACATCTGTTGATTTTGACAAGAAAACGTATACTGCTGCCAATATAACAGGCATACGAAACTTCTATAAGACAAGTGGCATGTGGGTTGTAACAGGATAATGGTATATTATCCAGAAACTACCCACCCAGAGCCTCCATAAGTAAGCCCAACAACGACTTTTTCTTCAGAATAAGTTGGCGTTCCACTAGAACTTATGTTGGAAACATATCGAATTGTGTGCGTTTGTATGCCAGTAACGAATGTTGTAAAGCTCCATCCTGCAACTCTGCCTTGAAATTTCAATTTTATTGACTATATTATAACGGAGGAACCGGAAAATGAAAGAAAAATTGCAATCTATATATAATGCTCTTAACACTATTCAAGTAAGCGGCAAACAGAATTGTGCTATTGTTGCTGGTGTTATGAATGTTATTGAAGAACTGTTTGTCGAATGCGACAACTATCAACTAAAGGAGCCAGACTTGAAAGAGGGAGAATATTAATGGCTAATGGCGTATTCTGCATAGAAGTTAATCAGCTAGGTGAATTTGCCATGATTGCTGGCGACTCTGAAACGCTTGAATTTTCTTATTTCTATAAGGACGGAACTCCTTTGGATTTG